CGAACTCGGCCAGGGTTCGCAGGCGCAACGACTCCCGCTTCTGCCAGCGAGCCGCTTTCTTCAGGAAGTTCTGAAGGCGGAGTTTCATGGCGACGCCGCTCGGCGCGGCCCCTTCGACCCCGATCCCGAAGTAGGTGCTCGGGACTTCACAGGTCAGCAGGGCCAGGTCGAGAATCCGATCGAGTGTGGTGATCTGCGACGCGATCATGCCGTCGTAGGTGATATAGCGCGTCACATCGGCCAGCGCCGGGTCGCGGATGCCGATCGTCCGGTCGGCACCCTTCTCTAGCACGCCGCCAGGCATCAGGGACGCGGGCACCTGAAGTACCGGCTTGCCGTGGTATTCCAGCACTTCGGCGATATCCGACAGGCGGTTGTCGAGTTCGTCTACCAGCGTCGTCACGCGCTGAAGTTCGCTCATGCCCCAGTAGCGCCCGGACCAGCGCGCCCCGTGCAGATCGACGAACGGCAGGAAGTCGAGTTCGGTCACTTCGTCGGGCATCGACTCATGCCAGGGCGTCGAGCCGCGCTTGCGCTCCTGGTGCCGGATCACATACCGCCCGCGCTCGATGATATGAAGTTCGCGGACTTGCCACAGGTCCGGCTTCGACGCTTCGGTTCGATCTTCTTCCCAGGCGAGCACGATGTAGTCCCACACACGATCGGAGCCGCGCTTCAGTTTCGGGAAGAAGACGCCCGCGCTCACTTCGTCGAGCCGCGTCTGTTCGAACGGATCATTCTCGTCAACGCGCAGTTTCAGGACGCTCGTCCCGCGCATCCCCGCGCTGAAGACGGACTCCCATCCCTTCGTCACCATGTCGTTCTCGACGGCGAAGGCTTGCCATCGGGCGGTGAGCGCGTCAGTCCCCATTTCCAGCGTCGGCGGGTCGCTCCACACCGCGTCGGCCCACACATTACAGAGCAGTTCGGGAAGGGCCAGCGCGAGCACGATCTTCGATTCCTGCCCCGGCTTCAGGTTCAGGTCGTCGAACACCGCCCAGGGCCGATTCTCGACAAGGGCTTCGTAGTCGGCATAGGCACTCATGCGGTCAGCGTCGATCAGCGGCGGGTAGTCGAGCGCCGATACGATCGCTTCTGGTGAGCCGATCGGACCCTTCAGCGTGAACGGTGTCAGCCCGACGACCAGCGGCGCGCCCGGAACCGTGCTGCGAATCGAAGGCATCTGCTACCTGAATCCCGCTGGTCGATCGGTCATCCCCGCACCTGTCCCGGCATAGGCACAGAGCATAGCCGCTGCGTCGGCCATGTCGTCATGCTTCCCCGCTGGTAGGTTCACGGCCTGATGCTCATATGCGCTCGATTGAAGGCTCGGATGGTGAACCACCTTGCCGAACTCGTACAGCGCGCCCAGGGCCAGGAACCGGCTGAACTTGTCCTGCTTGCCGTGCGTGATCGCTTCCAGCGGTAGGTCCGGGCGCCGCTCGGCGAGCATCTGAATCAGCGCGGCCTGGTACGCCACCGATTCGATCCCGATCGTGACGGGCCGGTAGTGGCGATACGCCTGGTCGATGACCCGCTCCTGGTCGATGACGCCCACTCGCCCGTGCCAGAACCAGCGCAGATAGACCGTGGCATCAGGAGCGATGTTGCCGACGCACACCGCCGTTTCGTCGGCGCTCGTCTTCTCGCTGATCGCCGGATCGACGGTCATGTAGCACAGGGAGTTCGCCAGGAAGTCGCGTTCGATCGCACCGTCGCCCATGTAGCGGAAGAACTCGCGCCGGATGATCTGCCCCTTCAGCCCACCAGGATCGGCCTGGTACATCGTGTTGAAGATGGGCGTGCCCGACTCCTGGCGAGCGCCTTCCAGGTCGGCCAGGCCGATGTAGTCGGGCCACAGGGCCGGTCCCTGATCGTGGAGCAGGACGCGGTAGGCGATGCTCATGCCCCGGACCACTCCCCGTGTTCGATGTAGCCGTGGAACTCCTGCCCCGCTGCGCCTTTCAGCAGGATCGAGTTCGACGACCCATCCCCAGGTCGCACGCTGATCGTCCCGTCGTCTTCCTCGCGAACGGTGTGGTTCGTTAGTCGGCCGAGTGCGAATGACCCCGAAGGCATGGGCGCAGCGACCCACCAGACGCCGCTCGTTAGGTTCCCTGGCACACTCACCGTCAGCGGCTCCCCGTTGTCGGCGAGTGGCTTCCAGTAGTCGCCCGCCTGAATCCCTTCGGGAAAGTCGCCGCTCGGCGTGTCGGGCAGCCTGCGACCTTTCACTTCGACGGGAAGCAGCGGCGACAATCGCGCCGGTAGCCTGGCGCTGCTCGCAGGAACGGTTCGAACCCGAGAAGACGGCGACCGTACGGGATCGCATCGGTGTTACAGGGCTCCCAGGCGGGCCACAGGTGGAGCACGCCCGAGCGCCGATTCAGCAGGCGGTTCGGCTCCATGTCAGGGCGCCCGCCTGTTCGGAGCCGCGATCTTCCGCGCCAGGCTGGTCGGCATCTTCTTCGACAGCGCAGCCGTCTTCGCCGCCTGGTGCTTCGTCATCTTCCGCTTCTGCGGCTTCTTCGCCATCAGCGTTTCCTCGATCGACCGTTGTGGAGTCGCCGCGAAGCCCGGATCGAAGCGTTCGCGATTCGGGCCGCTGACTTCTTCGTGGCCCCGCGTCGTCGCAGGGCTTCGTACACCGGCCAGTTTCTCACGGCCTTGCCTGGCATTAGGTGAACTGCCCGTCGCTATCGCGAGCGTAGTACCGACCGCCCTTCCCCTTTCGTGGCTTCGAAGACCTGGCGGCGGCTAGATTCTTCGCGCCGATCTTTGCGAATGTGACCTTGCCCGACGGCGGTGGCTTCGAACGCCACATACCGTCGCTACCTTTGACGAGTCCGGTCTTCGATCCCACCGTTACTTCCTCATTCCACTCGCTCGGCGCCGCGTGGCGCCCAGGCCACCCCGTCGGGCACTTCGACGGAAGCGTAGACCATTCGGCTTTCGGCGATTGCCTTCATGGTGACGCGAACGAAGGTGCCCATCGCCGACAGGGTTCCGATCACATCGTCTTCGGCCCATATCGTGCCAGCGCAGACGAGCCACCCGTTCGGCTTCAGCCGCGATCGAACCGTCTGCTGAACCCACTCGCGCCGAGCGGCCAGGCGCACGCTCGATCGTGCCGTCGGCTCGTCCACGGCGTCATCGAGCAGCAGCCCATCCGCCCGCCGTCCGATCATCGGCCCACCCGCCCCGACGAACGCCAGGCTCGCATCCTTCTGACCCGGCTCCCAGGGCCGCGTCACGAATAGCCCTTCCTGCGACCAGCCGCGCTTCTTGTCGGGCCGCACCTTCGGGAAGACGGCACGATAGCGATCGTCGCGCTCGATCATTTCGGCGATCGAGTCCGTGAACAGTTCGCCGAGTTTCGCCGTGGTCGTTGCCCCGATCAGCGTGTGCGACGGATGCCGCCCCAAGTACCAGGTGGTGAACGCCAGGCTGACCACGGTTGACTTCGCGTGGCCCGGTGGCTCGACGATCACCAGGCGGTTGATCGTGCCCGACTCGACGGCTTCCAGGCACTCGATCACCAGGCCGATGTGCGGAGCGATCGGGCGCCGGAAGGCGTAGCGGTAGAACGACGCCAGGCTACCCTGCGCTCGCTCCGCTGCGATGGCGTGGCGCAAGGCCAGGTTCCGATCGAGCAGCAGGCTCCGAACCCGCTCCGGCGTCGGCGGCGGGCTGGTTGGGTCCGGTGTCTGCGTCGGGTTCGTCGAGTAGGCCCGTGAGTTCACGAATCTCCGCTTCCTTCTCTGCCAGCGTCATCGTCGGCAGCCTGCTCACCAGGGCGAACATTACCGCGTCGATCGCCGCCGCCTGCTCCGGTGACACCTGATCGAGCCCGAGCATCTTCGCTCGGCGCTCCTGCGCCTTCAGGATCAGCACGCCCGCCTGGTAGTCGCCCAGTTCCATGTTGCGCCAGTTCGCATGAATGATGGCATCGAGCCGTTCGTTCTCGACACGCCGGATCGCGTCTGCCGAGTCGCGCGGAATGTCGCGAATCGCTTCGTCGCCGAGTGTCCAGGCTCGGCTTGCCCGCATCCCGAGCCGAATCCCGATCGCGGTCCACGAAAGCCCCTGGCGCCGCAGTTCGAGCACCTGTTTCTTCTGCTCGGCCCGCGTGACCCGACTGTGCTTCGCGAAGTTCGGTCCCGCGTTGTCGCGGTGCCTACCCTTCGCTCCCCTGCGCTTCGGCGTGACGACGACGATGCGGAACTCGCCCTGAATGTCGTCAGGCCGTGGTCGGATACGGGTCGTCATCGCCCCAGGAGCCACCGCACGATTCGAACGAACGGGTTCACATCGTCGTCCGGGTCGGCTCGAAACA